TTAACGCGGGGAGAATCAGAGGAATCAACAGTAGAATCCGTGGCGGCGAAGTACAACACACAGGTGTGGTCCCCTTCCTCAAAAAGTTTGAGAGCACTGTCCGATGCTGTACTCAGAACGGTATCCGAGGTGGATCAGCAACTGTCCACTTTCCTATCTGGCACCAAGAAATCCAAGACATCCTCGTCCTCAAAAACAACAAAGGAACCGAAGACAACAGAGTCAGAAAACTCGACTACAGCATCCAGTTAAGTAAGTTATTCTATGAACGTTTTATCCAAGATAAGGAAATCTCGTTATTTTCCCCTCATGATTGTCCTGGGTTGTATGAGAGTTTTGGGACCGATAAGTTTGATGAGTTATATTGCCGTTACGAATCAGATGAATCAGTCCCCAAGTCAACAATTGGAGCACAAGAATTAATACTTGACCTCTTAAAAGAGAGAGCAGAGACAGGTAGAATTTATCTAATGAATTTGGATCACTGTAATAGTCATTCATCCTTTAAGGATAAGATTGAGATGAGTAACCTATGTCAAGAGATTACTTTACCTACTTATCCTATTCAGCATATTGATGATGAACTAGGAGAGATTGCTTTATGTATTTTAAGTGCTGTTAATGTTGGTAAGATTAGATCTGATGAAGAATTAGAAGACTTATGTGAGTTATCTGTTCGTGGATTGGAAGAGTTGATAGACTATCAAAGATACCCTGTAAAGGCAGCAGAAGTTGCTACAAAGGCACGTAGAAGTCTTGGAGTAGGTTTCATAGGTCTAGCACATTATCTTGCTAAGTTGGGATATAATTATGGATCTCAGGAGGCATGGGATGCTGTTCATGGATTGTCAGAATCATTCCAATACTACCTTCTAAAGGCATCAAATAAGATTGCAGAAGAGAAAGGACATTGTGACAATTTTGGAAGAACTAAGTATGCAGATGGTATTCTTCCTATAGATACTTATAAGAAAGATGTAGATGAAATCTGCAAAGATAAGTTGCAACATGATTGGGAATCTCTTAGAAAGTCTATCTTGGAACACGGTCTTAGGCACTCAACACTGTCCGCACAAATGCCTTCGGAGAGCAGTTCCGTTGTGTCAAATGCAACCAATGGAATTGAACCACCTAGAGACTATTTGTCCATTAAGAAATCAAAGAAAGGACCTCTTAAGCAGGTTGTTCCATCTTATGGGTCTTTGAAAAATAACTATACATTGTTATGGGATATGCCAGATAATACAGGTTATATTAATATAGTAGCAGTGATGCAGAAGTTCTTTGACCAAGCAATTTCTGGTAACTGGAGTTATAATCCAGAACATTATCCTGACAATGAGGTTCCAGTCTCTGTAATGGCACAAGATCTATTGACAACATATAAGTATGGATGGAAGACTAGTTACTATCAAAATACAAATGATATGAAGAGTGATGATGTATCTGAACCAAATTTAGAAAGTTTACTTTCCGAATTAGAAAATGCAAATGAGGAGGAGTGTGAATCCTGTGCCATCTGATATGAAAGGTATGACGGTATTTAATACCGCAGATGTTGATACTAAGAAGCAACCAATGTTTTTTGGTGCTCCTCTTGGGGTTCAACGTTATGATAACTTTAAGTATCCTGCCTTTGAAAACCTAACCAAACAACAACTTGGTTATTTCTGGAGACCTGAAGAAGTATCTTTACAGAAGGATCGTGGAGACTATCAAACACTGCGTCCAGAACAAAAGCACATCTATACAAGCAATCTTAAATATCAGATCATGCTTGATAGTGTACAAGGTCGTGCTCCTGGTATGGCTTTCTTGCCATACTGTTCATTACCTGAACTTGAAGCATGTATGGAAGTTTGGTCTTTTATGGAGATGATTCATAGTAGATCATACACCTATGTCATTAAAAATGTTTATGCAGACCCCTCCGATGTATTTGATACTATTATCAATGACCCTCGTATTCTAGAACGTGCAGCAAGTGTTACAGAATCCTATGACACTTTTATTAATTATGCACAGGAATATGGTCAGAGTAGTGCTTGGAAATCTGATATGAGGAGTCATCCTAATTCAGAATGGACTATTAAAGATCTTAAAAAACATCTCTATAGGGCAGTTGCTAATGTTAACATCTTGGAAGGTATACGGTTTTATGTTTCTTTTGCTTGTAGTTTTGCATTTGGTGAACTTAAACTTATGGAAGGGTCAGCTAAGATTATATCCCTTATTGCACGAGACGAGAACCAACACCTTGCACTCACCCAAAATATAATAAACAATTGGAGAAAGGGTGATGATCCTGACATGGTTGAGATAGTAAAGGAAGAAGAGGAATGGACATATAGGATGTTTGATAAATGTGTTAATGAAGAAAAGAAATGGGCAGAGTATTTGTTTAAAGATGGATCAATGATTGGTCTGAATGATAAATTACTCTTTCAGTATGTTGAATGGATTGCTAATAAGAGATTGAGATCTATAGGATTAAAACCAAAGTATGATATACCTGCTAAGAATAACCCATTACCCTGGACAGAACATTGGATCAGTTCTAAGGGTCTTCAGGTAGCACCACAGGAGACAGAAGTGGAGTCGTATGTTGTTGGTGGCATCAAACAAGATGTTAAAAAGGACACATTCAGTGGTTTTAAATTATAGTTTGTGGTTAAATATAGTATGTAATGTTGGATGTCTTTCTTATGAACTTCCCACTACTTTCAAGAAAATATCCAAGTTGCTCTTGGCCTAATAATCTATACAGAACTTACATGAACGGACGACTTAAAAAAACTGACATGGAAGCAAGACTCCTTCATATAAAGAAGGGGATTGATAATCATACTTGGTATCCTATGTGGACTCCAAAGGAACGATGGGCAGCACAACAAGCATTAAATAACGCATTAGATATTCTTGACGAATTTGATTACTAAATAAAGAGAATATGAAAATTATGGAATGGTTGAAGGAGGAGATTACGAAAACCCCTGGATATATGAGGGTAAACCTTTCACTACTGACGATATTGATGATCTCTTCGGTTTCGTCTACTGTATTACAAATATCCAGAATGGTAGGGAATACATCGGTAGAAAATATTTCTGGAAGTTTAGAACTCCCAAGGGTAAGAAACGAAAAGTAAAATCTGAATCTGATTGGAAAAAGTATTATGGGTCTTGTCCAGAACTTAAAGAAGAAATTCAACAAGTGGGTAGACATAACTTTAGCAGAGTTATGCTCAGCTTACATAAAACAGCTGGCAAAACAAACTTCGAGGAGACAAGGCAACTCTTTGTCCACGGAGTGCTTACAGAACAACTTGACGATGGAACACCAAAGTACTACAATAGTAACATCCTCTCAAGATACTTCAGAAAAGATTATTATGGAATGGGACAAGACTGATGAAGCTGTTGTTTATGCTAGAGAATGGTCACTTGATATGATTGACTCTGATATTCCTATGGAGAATGCGAAAGCAATATATGAAGAGTTTCAAGAATGGATTGATGTAGATGAGGATGCTGAATCTTTAGAAGTTCTTGCTTTAGAACCAATTGAACCTATAGATGACCAAAGTTAATGAATAAAAATGATTATAGTAAGATGTAAAAAATGTAATACTGAGGTGAAGAGTGATTCACAATCCAAAAGTTGTGGATGTCCTAACATGCTTACTGTTACGGGTGATACTTTTTCAGCAGTTGACCTAACTAGTATTATAGTGGTAAGATCTAATCAGGATAAACAAAAGGATGGTCTTACTTCACAAGATCTTGCATGGCAAGAACAAAGACGTAAACGAAAAGTTCGTAGAATGGACTTTGAAGTTCGATGACTGAAGAAACCATTAAAAAACTCTGTTATACCAAAGCAGAAATAGATGCAATGATTGCCGAAGCCGTTGAAGAGGCACGGAGAATCGATGAAGCTTCAATGGCAAAGCATAATAGAGAAGCAACTATCATTAGTATGATTCTTGGATTCACTACCCTAGCATTGTTTGTTGATGGGTTGCTTAGAATATTGGGAATCATTCCTCCCTTTATGCATATTGATGTCAATATCTTAGATAGGATTTCAGATAGAGTTGAACATGATGTTATAGACAAAGTAAGACAAGTACCTATCAAACGACTTTTCTCAAATTAATTATGGCAATTTACAATGAATGTAAGATCGTGATCAACCTTAATCAACTTGTTAAGGCACGACCATGTGGAGTTGATTTAGATGATGAGCATGTAGATAATATTGCGAATGATCTTCGTAAGAGAATGACATTCGATTCTTTATTTGGTCAAGTAGATCAAACTATCTGGGACTATGCAGAAGATGCTGGTATAGATTTATCAGAATCAGAAGAGTGTCAATCTTTTGGATTTACTATTCCTGAACATGGTTCTACAACGATTGAAACTATTGAGTTGACTATGGAGAAGGAACGTAAAGAAAGAGAGAAAGAGTTTAAGAAGAACTTTGATATGGTTGAACTGGATGGTGGTTCATGGAAGATTGATGTACCTGTGAGGAAGAATAAATAGGTTGATACCTATTAAATAAGTGGAAACTATCTCAGCACTTTTGTTTATTCTTGTTTCTGTTACACTAGCAGGAGCAGCATTTGCTTTGATGTGGAAGAATATAAGTGATATTTC